TCCTTAAAGTGCCAAGGTAAAATGACATACACATCATAGTCTTGTTCCATTACCTTATCCTCAGAAAGAATAGGTATCCAAGTACCTGGTGTATAAGATCCATCCTTATCAGGATTAACATCACCAACTACAGAGATATCATTAGGAGTAACTTCCCATGTCTGAAGAGTTACATTGCCTTTAGTACTAGCACCAAGAGCACAGATCGTAGCCTTGTTCTCCTTGTAGAAGGTTAACATCTTCCAGAACTGTTCTCTATTCTGTACCAATCTAATAGCAAACTGTCTCCAAGGTTCTGTAGTATTCAACTGTTGCTCTATTTCACTAGCAAGAATACCAGTCAACTTAGTCTTACATTCCTCTCTCTTACTGCTACTCTTAGCAACAACAACAGAGATGCTACCACCATTGACATCATTAAATTCAAAATCAATAATCTTAAATCCAGACTTGTCCATGATGTACTTGAGTTGTCTCATACCATAGTAGGAGAGATGCTCATGACATACAGTATCAAAAGAATTTGCATCTAACATCAATGGCATATAACTCTGTTCTAGTACCCAGATACCTTCAGTATCAAGACACTCTCGAACCTGTGATGCAAACTCACATGGATCCTCTAGGTCATAGAACATAGAGAAGGTAGTAATAACTTTTGCCTTCTGCTTACCAAACCTCTCTTGGAACTTATCAGCACCAAAGAAGTCAGCAATATAACTTACATTCTCAGGAATAAATTCCTTAAACTTCTTAGAGGTAGGATCAATACTGATTAACTGACAGTCCTTAGGGAAGAATCCCAAGAAGGTTCCATCGTTACCAGCAATGTCACATACAATATCACCAGACTGAAGATCAACTTGTGCCTTGATCTTGTCTGCCTTACCCTTAAGGTGCTTGACCATGCTACCGTTGAGTCCAGAACGATACCCATACTCATCTCCATACATTGTAGGAAGATCAAAGGTATGCTCTAGTTGCACATGACCACAACCACCTTTAGTTTCATCACATTTAACAAGGGTCAATGGACCTTTGTACATATCTGGATCAATCTCTTTAGGAAAGATACCTGATAAGTATTGATCACCAAGGTCGAGAACAACATCGTAATGTTCGTTCCCACATACCCTGCATTTAGTTATTTTGTGAAATTTGCTCATTGTCCGTAAATACACATGTCTTCTACTAGTTGTTTAAATGTCAACTCTGGTTCCCATCCTAAGACTTCTTTTGCCTTAGTCGCATCACCTAGGAGTTGTTCAACCTCAGTTGGGCGGTAGTATTTAGAACTAACTTTAATGATAGCTCTACCCATAGTGGGACAATAACCGACCTCATCTAAACCCTCCCCTTGCCACTTAATTTTGAATCCAAAATATCCAGCAGCATGTTCTACAAACTCTCTTACACTATGCATTGTACCAGTAGATAGTACAAAGTCATCTGGTTTGTCATGTTGTGTAATCATCCACATACCACGAACATAATCCTTGGCATGACCCCAATCTCTCTTGGCATCAAGGTTACCTAATACAAGGCAATCTTGCATTCCAGTAGAGATACGAGATAACCCTCTTGTGATCTTACGAGTTACAAAGGTCTCTCCTCTTCTCTGAGATTCGTGATTGAATAGGATACCATTACTAGCATGGATTCCATATGCTTCACGATAATTTCTCGTGATCCAATAGGCATAGAGTTTTGCTACACCATAAGGACTACGGGGATAGAAAGGAGTAGTCTCTTTTTGAGGAACCTCTTGAACCTTACCAAAAAGTTCTGAGGTAGATGCCTGATAGAACTTACAATCGTGATCTAGAAGACGAATAGCATCTAGAATACGAAGGGTTCCAAGGGCATCTACCTCACCAGTATATTCGGGCATCTCAAATGACACCTTCACATGACTCATAGCAGCAAGGTTATACACCTCATCAGGTTTAATCTTTTGAACTAAACTAATGATGCTACCTGAATCAGTTAAGTCTCCATAATGGAGATGGATCTGATCATATATGTGATCGATCCTATGTGTATTGATAAGAGATGCACGACGAACAATTCCATGTACCTCATATCCTTTCTCTAAAAGAAATTCAGCAAGGTAGGAACCATCCTGTCCTGTAATACCAGTAATAAGAGCTTTCATTATCCAAATGTTATAGTGTCAACGCTTGTTCTGCCACTTACTGTTGTTGGTACTGAACCGATACCAGAGAAATCAACTGTGTCTGATGTGTATGGATTACCAGTTATACTGATACCATCATCACCCCAGTTATATGCTACTGTATCTGCTGCTGCTACCGTGGGATATGGATCATCCCCGAAAGTTACATAGTCACTACTGGAAGTATATGCTGCTCCAGTATTGAATATGGTATCACCAAAAAAGCTTGTGGAGGACTTTGCTGCTTTGTCTGCGATAGAACGAGCACCTAAGTAGTGCTCCCACAGTTCAGTTAGCGTTGAAGTTTCCTCGTCATTATTTAGGGCTTCGATTACCGCAGACTTGAGTGCATCAGCAGCAGTCTGATAGGCATCGTATGCATGATTTTTTCCACATGACATAATAATTCTCTTAGATAATTACAAATCTCGACGAATGCATTCTAGTAAAAGATTGTAATCATACTCTGGATCTTCTCCAGTTAATAACACATCTTCTTTATAGAATCTTTTAATCTTTTTATAAAGTTTAGGATTCTTTACATCAAGAAAAACTTCTCGATTCACTGCAGCACGAAGAGTACTGAGATCTTTCTTAAACTTAACCGCCAAGGACATTGTTCTGTATTGTTTGCTCTGACATTATAAACCATAATGACTACCAGGTCAAGTGGTAGTAGACATTTCTTTAACTAATTCCTTTCTCACAAATTGTTCTTCCTTGTTATAAAATAATTGGTAGTTATCTGTGATCAGATAATACCCATCTATATCTTTTCCATTATCAGTATAACCATAACCCCTAACCCGTTCCTCTATCCCATCAATACGAAGTTTCTTACTACCAGACCTAACATAAGACTCGTACTTCTGGTCTAGATTAAACATTCATCTTTCCTCGTAGGTTAGTTTGCGAATTTTTCTATGGCGTCTAGCCTCTTGCCATTGTAACTGATCCTGAGTTAAATGTCCAGGTTTCGTAACATTTGTATCAGTATTTATCAAAACCACTTCTGATAAATTCTTCGCTGTAACAACTTCGTCACGAACAATCATTTGATTGCTACACCCACAACATTGTGATTTACTATTACTATTAATTTCTGTATTACAGACTTTACATCTTACTCTTAACATTTTAATCCACTCTTATTTAAACATAAAGGTATAGTTAACACGACGATTTTCGGGTCCATGCCACATCGAAACCCCATTCGTCTTATGGAAGTATTTAGAATCAAAAAGACATATTCTATTATACCTGTAAGGGATATGACTTTCCTTAGCATCAGTATCTTTTAAATACTTTTCAATCATCTTAATATCACTATTATACTGACTCCAGGTCCAATCATCTGGAGCTTTTTGATCATAAACAATAAGACCATTTTTAGTTGGATCATTTACTGCATGATCTGGAGTAACCCATAGATTAACATTAATCTTTGCAGGATCAGCATGAGGTGTGACACCATTAGACTTATTGTCATGGACAAACGCCCATCCCCTATCAAATTCAAGATCATGTAAAATGGGAAACCCTACATGAATAGCATTAATTATATCAGGAAGAATATCAAATGGAAGATTATCCTTTGTGTAATTAATAGAATAATATCCTTCCTTATAAACATCATCATGTTCCTCACAATTAATAGCTAAATTATGAAGTTTATTGACCACATCCTCATAAAGGAAATCGTCAATAATAACATAACCATCTCTATCAAATGTATCTTGTATTAGATCACTCATTTACCTCAAAAAGTTCTTCCGTTTGCTCAAACTCTTCCACTCCTATACACTTAACAGCAATACTAAATCTAGCATGATTTCTAAATGGAGTTGCTCTATGCCAAGCTTGTGAAGAAAATCTAGCTACACTATTAGAGAATGGAGGAACTCCTATAACCCTCTTATCAATATAAAATTCAGTACAACCACCATCTTCTATAGCCCAATCAAAAAGATCATTAAAAGGATAGTATACAAATGTGACTTGATCGGAATCATTATCACAATCCTGATGGAAATATGCTTGCTCTTTAGGTGCAAACGCATTTACATATAAACGATATATTCTATATTGATCCCAAGTCCCTGGCCATCGATCATGAACAGCCTTAATGAAAGCATTATAAATTATCTTACCTTCATCAGTAGTGCATTGATTATCTGATCTCTCTGCATGAAAAAGATCACATGCCATTCCAGTAGGATCACCATCCTCATCTCTTTCACCATAACGGTAATCCGCCTCATACATTACATAGTTTGAAATAAATTGAGCAATATCTTGAGGAAAGAAATTGTCAACTTGCTGAATGCTTGGTTTCATGATAGCCTAGGTACTCTAATACATGTTGTCTAATTTCCATCAGTTCATTATAACACTTTTGGTTATGAGCACACTGACGAAGCTGATGATCTGGTTTCAATATTGATTCAAGAAATAAAGTTCTTGCACAATCTTGCTTCTCCTTCTTACCAGCATAGGGAATAGGAAGAGGGGTATATTCATACCCATGCTCCTTTAAAAACTCTTCTTCTGCTTCTGTTAAACCGCCCATACTTGTTGTCACCTATTAATAAGTATACTATTCTAATTGCTCTATGTCAAGAGGTTCAAGTTTGATCCTAAACACTGTAGTAAATCTAAAGACATAAGGATCATCTGATGCAAGCCCTCTATGAGGGATACTCCCTGGAAAAATAAGAACTCTTCCTGGTATATATTCATACTCTTCAATTACCTCTGTCTCTTCATCATTTAACATCTGAAAATGTCCACCCCATTGTGGTTTCCATTTCGTATTATTCATAAGCATTACAGTATAATCCTCACCTGGAACATTACCAATACCATCATCATCTGTACGAGTAGTCCCATGCTGTCCAGTATGTTGAAGATTTACATCTATCCTCTCCAAATAAACACTAGTATTAAATACTTCTTGCTCAATAATATCCCAAGCATCAAAAAAAGGTTCAGCTTTTGGATGTAATAATTTAACTCTATTGAATGACTCTCTTATAAAAATATCAACCCCAAATAATCTATGACCCTTCTTACAAGTCCTATCAATACCATTCCTACCATTAGGAAATGACATTTGATCTGCTGTATTTGTGGTATAGAATGGGATATCATCTAAGATAACTTCCTCAAGGGAAGTTAAAAAATGCATATCAAATAAATCATCAATACAATTACCTATCATTACAATTACCTATCATTGGATTCTTCTATCTTATCAAAATATACATCAGCATGAATGATCTCATCGATAAGATGAATCATCTCACTAATATGCTTTGCTACAAATGGCTTCTCATGACGAGCAGCAAATGCTAAAGCATTGCGAAGATTACATTCAGCTTCCCTCATAGAATCTTCAACCTGTTCAGATAATGCCATTAGGGTATTTACTTTCCAGTATTTATCCTATACATTATAAGACCCCTGGCTCAAAGAGTCAAGGGTCTAATGAACAGTTTACTTAATTAATCTCAAGTCAATATGTCTGTACATACCTGCTGACAGTCACGATTGTCGTCCTCACAGTCAATTAGGCACTCAAAATATTCATCTATTTTGTCACTTTGTTCATCATGAACATCAGAATGTTTCCATTCAGCCATTTGATTTTGAGGTAAAAGATTGTGCATGGGCACCTCCACTAATTTAACACCATAATAAAGAAATTAGGTGTCATTATTTCTCCTATTCTACCAGTATATATGCGAGTTTCAACACAGGTGGATACAAAAATTTATGCCTACGCATTACTACTTACAGCTTCATAGTCCTTTTGAAACAGTTCTAATCCCTTATCAGTAAGAATGTGATTGTACATCTTCTCAAAGACTGTAGGTGGCATAGTAACTATATCTGCACCATATTCAAATGCTCTACCTACATCCCTAACACCTCTAAGAGATGCTGCAAGGACTTGAGTACTCACCATATGTTCTTTAAATACATTAACTATATCCTTAACAAGACACAATCCACCAAAGGAATTATCATCTACCCTACCTACAAACGGTGACACATATGTAGCACCTGCTTTAGAAGCAAGAATTGCTTGTGCTTGTGAGAAAATAAGAGTTACATTAACTTTGATACCTTGATCCGATAGGATCTTACATGCCTTAAGTCCATTGACAGTACAAGGAACTTTAATAGTAGTACAATCACCAAACTTATCACGAAGCCTAATACCTTCAGATACAAAGACATCAACCTCTTCGGTTACAATCTCCATACTGATATCTTGTACACCAATATCCTTAATCTCTTGATAATCTTCTTCAGGATCCCTACCACTCTTCAAAATTAAAGTAGGATTAGTTGTAACACCATCAATTAAACCCGTAGCAAAGTGCTTACAGATAACATCTGCATCAGCAGTATCAAGAAAAATTTGCATTGTGATAAAAAATTTATTTATGTTAACCCAGTAGGACAAGGAACCTGAGCTTGATTACCCCTTTGAGGTTGCCAAACTAACTTCTTAGTATAATCATAAGCATATTGTTGACGAGCACCTTTAATCCCCCATCCCAACCAATTGTAAGCAGGTCTCATATACTGTGCTACAGTCATACCACTACCTTCAAAATAAGGAAGTTGTCTCTGGAAGATATTCTCATTAATCATATAACGAGTCTGACCTTCTAATGAACTAGGATCACACCCATAATTTTTACAAAACTTTCCA